ATTCGTTGCCAGAGGAGGTTTTGATGGTAATAATTTTACCTTTATAGAACCTTCTGTAAACCCTTTTTGTTTCAGTAGCGTCTATTAGGGTATCACCAATAAAACAATTTATCCATTCCGCTATTGGGCCTGTCCTATCACCTGGTCTGGTCAGGCCATTACTAAACTTTCCTCCTACTCTGGATATCTGGCCATCCAAATAAACATGATCTGCTATGTCTTCCGGGTCTGTACCTCGTACTCTTTCATCTCCGGCTGTTCTCCACATATCGTATTGGATTCCAAGCTCGAGCATGGTAGCTTCCGCTCCTCTGTTTTGAGCTCCATTAATTTCTGTTCTGGCCACTCTCTCTAATTCGTAACCTTGCATATTATCGAATACGCTATTTAATCCCCCGGCTGCTTTGTCTATTCCATAACCGGCCTCGTAACTCCCTTTTAGATTATCCATGACATTTCCAGTCATCCTGTCTATTGTCTGCTCCGAAGCTATGAAGGTTTGCTTCCTTAAAAGTTCGGATATTGCTTCACTAAATTCATCAAAGTCCAAACCTGTAGGTATTGCAGGAATCGTTATTTTAGGCTTTTTTGGTTTCTTAACCTTTAAACTGCCATTCAAAATAAACTTCATATTATCCTGAATACTCTTGCCAAGCCCTTGTTTTTTAAGTTCATTAACAGTCCTGGTCATGCCTACTCTGATTGCTTCCTGGGTGTTTTCCATTACGATATTATTATATTCCTCTTTGGCTTCCGCTAATGGTGCAAGTAAGGCTTTTAATTCTATGTCCGAGGATGGTATCCGGTCCAGCTTTTTTAATTTCTCCAGGATCTCTTTATTTTTTTGTCTTATTAGTGCTCTTAACTTCTGATATAGTTTATTTTCTTCCTTTATCAAGTTCCCTGGAATCTTTTTCCATGTCCGTAATTGCTTTTGTATACCTTCTATCTCTATCAGAAGTTTTATCGCTAGATTTATTGACATAATCAATTAACCCCTCTATTAATTTACTTTTTAGACCTTGTAATACATTAGTTATTTCGCTTTCCGGTATAAAGTTTCCGGCATCGATTGCCTGACCACTTATATAATGTAAGTCCATCGCTGGGTTGTCTTCACATTTCTCTACTCCGAAATGATCCCCTAAATATTCTATGGCTTCGTTTGGTGTCATAACTGCACAACCAATTAATTTTACTACCCTATCTATCTCTTTATCAATATCTTCCAGGTCAATGGAATTAAGCTCCCATTTCCAATCGGTTATTCCTAAAGTCGGTAGGATCTCATGGTTCATGATATGGTTATAAACTTCCTGTCTTGGTTTTATTACGCTGGTGTAATATATAACGGTTGATTCTGCTCCCAGGTTGCCTGCTAACGTTCCGGTCTCATATATTCCCATTCTGTATGGTGGTATAGCATGTGCGGTTATAACTTCGTTTCGGTTGTCTACTCTGTAAAGTCTGAATGAGGCTTCTTTTATGTCGGTTGAAAGTGGCTCCACTTTTACCTCTATTTCTCCTCCCATTGATGATGCTGTTTTTGGTATAGTTAATATCATAACTGATTGCGGATTCTTTATAACCTCTTTAAATTTATCCTCTATATTTTTGGTGAGTTCTGTTTTACCTGTTTCAGGGTCGATTTCTCCAGGGTCAAAGTCTCCACATATTGAAACCATATAAGCCGGTACTCCGTAATTATTAAAGAAGGCTATGTTATAATCCCTTCTTGATATATCTCCGGTTATTGCTCCAATCGCTGGTGTGATATCCGGGATTCCGTAGAAGCAGCTTCTAGGAGTATAATTAACATTCCATATTATTTCATTCCCTCTGGTATTTCTATCCAGAGATTTCCCTTCTTCTTCTTTGCCATTATTCATTCTAATATCTTTTTTATAATCAAATAAACGAAACCACTTTGAAGAATTATCCCTATTCTGGCAGAATTTATTTCCCTCTTTGTGTATCCTTACAGTGTGTGCCGGAATATGTCTCATTTGATTAACTGGCCCATCAAAGGCATTCTCTTCTCTGGCTATTTCCATTGAAAAATAACCTACAAGTTCTTTATCAAGTTGTGTCTTTTTTATGGTCTCCTCCAGTCCTTCTTCCTGGCCTTTGATAAATTCCTCTATCGCTTCTTTCTGCTCATCGCTTGGTTTATCTACTAAAGGCACCAGCTTCCAACCGTTCCCGGCCACGTCCTCTGATTTTGTTCTACATGCCCTCATATGATAAGTATTGATTTCTAATAATTTCGCCATTGTCAAAGGTGCGTATAATGGCTTTACTAATGATCCTTCTGTATAATCTGCATCTGCGAATACATCTTTACTTAATTGCTTACTCTCCGCTGTCTGGTATCCTTCCAATACATCTGTTCTTATTACCTTTGCTTTATTGGTTACTACGCAATAAGGCACCCATTTGTTAGGGATTTTTTCTATTTTCTTTTTAGTCTTTGTCATATCTTACCTCCTCTCTTATTTAGAATAATGTTTCCGGGATCTTGTTTATTCTCTTTTCTGCCATATCAATATATTCCTGCTTTAACTCTATCCCTAAATATTTTCTTTTTAATTCCTTGCAAGCCGCTGCGGTTGTCCCTATCCCCATATATGGGTCTAAAACAATATCGTTCTCATCTGTTGTAGAAAGGATACAATTCTTTGGCAATTCTATCGGGAAGGGTGCAGGGTGGTCTTTGTTAGCCCTAACGGGTAAATCCCATATATCTTTAGTGTAATATAAGTTGTTCCTTTTAAACTTTGGCTGTATATTTGTTTTAGTTATCCAGAATATATATTCTGTAATAGGCAAAAATCTTATCGGTGCTAATTGTGGAGTAGATTTTCTATTCCATATTATTATCTGCCTTAAATTGAATTGGAATATATATGTAGGGAATATGGCTTTATGATTTGATACTTGTAATTTATGATTATAGAATATACTCCCATCTTTTTTAATAATCCTAACTAATTCTGTTAATACTTCTGTCTGTTGATTTATATATTCTTCTGGTTTTAAATTATCTTTAAAATCACCATATTCTATATTTCTTTGTTGCCAACTATCTGATTTTGAAGGCGTATGCTTACCATAAAACCCCTTATTATAAGGTGGAGAAGTCACCACTAAATTAACTGACTCATCTGGTAAGGTCTTTAATATGGCTAAACTATCACCTTGAATTATTTGGTTATATTCCATTTCATTCCTTCCCTCTCTTATTTTATATATCCTATCCATGCTCTCTTCTTATCTACGATCTTTCCCTCGGTGTTTCTTCTCTCGTAATACTTCAGTCCTTCCGGATAATGCTTATAACCATAAAGCATGATATTGTTAGTCATTGGATTGTATGCTTCCCGGTAGGTTTTATTGGTGAATTCATAATAATTCATTTGCATTGAATTTTCAAATATACATACCGCATGCTCGCTGTAGGTTCTCTTCCCGGCTTTCATGAAGTATCCTCCGTAAATAACAAACCAGGGATTTTCTATCCCCAACCATCGATGAAGTATTTCTTGAATCATAATTGCCATGTCTTCACAGTCGTAGGTTTTTAGGTGGTAGGTTTTATATGCTGGCTGCCAATTGTCTTTAATATCGCTTACGTATTTAAAAGGCTTTATAAATTCTATTAAGTCTCCTATGTTTTTAATCCCTGCTGTCGCTTTAATATATTCCTGTTCTTGTTTTTGCTCCTCTTCCGTTTTTACCTTTTTCGGCCATTTATCTTTAAAAAAACACATTTATCTCAACCCCTTTATATATATTATAATATCATTCATACATTCTGTATTAAATAAAGTTCCGTTCTCCGGGAAGAATGCATACTGTCGCCAACGTGGATACCATTTTATAATACCGAGACGATAAAATGCTGGATGTTCTTTAGACATTACTGCGATAACCTTTGTTTTTGGTTTTGGTGCTAATTCCTTGAATACTAAATACTTACTCATCCTTTTACTCCTTCCCTTTATTTTAATCCTGACCCGCCTCTCGGTGGATTTGTTTCATCTAATTCCCCGGTCTCCGGTTGGTATCCTTTTAATACAATATTCCCTCCCCTTGGTTTCCCTATTGCTGCTCCTTTTTCTATGTGGTCCATCCGCTCCGGTTTTATGTATCTCTCTATTTCTATGTCGATATTTACAGGAATCCTTATATTGGATAATTTCGGGAATCCATTATCAACTTCTGTAAATACTTTTTGTTTCTCTTCTAATTCTTGTATCATTCCCTCAAGCTGTTCTATATCCCTTTTCCTTCTCAAATATTCCTCGGTATCCCTTATCCATAATTGATTATGAAAAGAATATTTAAGATCTCTCAATATACTTTTTAAAGTTTTTAATTCCATCTTATTTCCCTCCACATTTGATTTATTATCTCTCTTCCGATCTTATCTGGTGATGGTCTCTTTTGTATCTGTCCGCTCGTATTCGCTGTCAATAAATTCTTCTCCTCTTCCCTCTGCTGTACCTTCTCTTTAGTAAATTCTTTGAATAATATATTCTCTAACATTTATTTCACCTTCCTATATATTGTAGCTACAGCTTTTAATTCATCTTGTCTTATCTCTGGCCAGTCATCCGGGTATTTAGAATAATCGATAGGCATGATTCATCTCCTTCATATTAGTTTAGGATCTCTTAATTTTATTAATCTCATTAAATCGATATTCTCGTAGTCTATCTCAATAAAGCTCTCGAAATAAAACATTCCGCTAAATGGCCTTATGGTTACTATTCCGTAATCGATAGCTACTTTCGAGATGTATTGTGCCTGTATTCTTTCGTGTAGGGTCTTTATTAAATGCCTAAATTCTTTTAATGTCATATCCCTTTTGTAATGGTTACATCGCCTGCATGATGGCATAAGGTTTATAAATTCACTGTTTCCTCCGTAAGTCTTCGGGTACATATGGTCTATTTGCATATCTTTATATTCCAATTCCTTCCCGCAATAGGCACAATGTTTATTATATTTTAACCATACCTCGTGTCTTAATCTCTTCCTTTTATTCATTTTATTCATTCCCCCTCCTCTTGAGATGTATCATTGTCTTTGTTGGTTTAAGCTTCTCCCCTTTTTTCCGGTTAATCCCCATTTCCTTACATATAGTATTATAACAGCAATCATAAAAAAAAGATAATCCTTGAAGTGGTCCATAATCTCTGGTTATCTTTTCTATGATATCTTCTTTCCCATATCCTTCCACTATTAACTTTTTAATCTGCTC